CGCGTGCCGGTGCTCTACGGGCACCCGAAGGCCGAGCAGTTGCTGGAATACCAGACATGGTTTTACCCAGACTGGTGCCCGATCCGGCTCCAAGATCACGCCATGATCGCGGACGAGCTGCTGGTCCTGCACGGCGACATGGTCCGCAAACACGCCGCCTATAGCGCCCGAGGCCACGCCGAGAAGTGGCACAGCAGCGTCATGCATAGCCACACGCACCGCATGGGCAGTAGCTTGGAGCGCATCCCAGCGGTCGGGGTACGCCCCGAGCAGGTCCGCCGGGCCTACGAGATTGGCTGTATGTGCGACCTCAACCCCAGCTACGTCAGCGCCCCGAACTGGACGAACGGCTTTGCCATCGTCTCGCACGGGGACGAGCCGGGGCTGTACGGGGTTGAGTTGGTTAACGTGGTCAAAGATCGCGCCGTGGTTGCGGCGCTTGGCAAAACCATCATTGCCCAGCCGGTGTGATATGCCCACCAAACGCACGGTCAGCTTCCCGGCGCTCCCCAAGACCCTCATGGCCCCAGCGGGGGAGGTCGCGGTGGTCCTGTCCCCCAAGATCAAGCATCCCGATGGGGATGAGTGCTGGGGGATCTGGGATGAGTCCACCCGCACCATCACGTTGGACAAGACGGCCATGAAACGGCACCAGTGGCGCGTCCTGTTCCACGAGCTGACCCATGTGGCGCTGGACGACGCGGGATTGTCCAACGGCATGAACTATGAACTGGTCGAGGCGGTCTGTGACGCCATTGCCAGTGCGCGGATGCGGGAGCGGTTCGGCTGATGGCCAGCGCCAAACCCAAGCTCAAGGGCGGCACCAGCGAGGCGGTGGTCCACCTCCAGCGTCAGCACCCGGGGCAGATGCACATTGTGGACCACCCGGCGCGGTTCAAGGTCGTCATGTGCGGACGCCGGTTTGGGAAAACCCAACTGGGGGTGCGCCGCGCCTGTGATGTGGCGCTGGCTGGCCATCCGGTGGGATGGTTTGCGCCAACGTACAAGTACGTCTTGGAGGTCTGGCGCGAACTCCTCCAGCGCCTCAAGCCCGTGATTAGCCGGTCCAACGACCAAGAACGGCGCATTGAACTGGTCACGGGCGGCATCATCGAAATGTGGACGATGGACACGCCCGACCCGGGCCTTGGCCGCAAATACAAGCTCGCGGTGATTGACGAGGCGGGGATCGTGCCCGAGTTGCTGGACCTTTGGCAACGCGCCATCCGCCCGACGCTGGTGGATTTGTCGGGGCACGGCCTGTTTCTCGGGACGCCGCGAGGGCGGCGGCACGGGTTTGTCGTGCTGTTTAACCGAGGGAACGACCCGAATGAGCCAGACTGGGCGAGTTTTCGTGCCAAGACGCTGGATAACCCGTACATCCCGGTGGAGGAGGTGGACGCAGCGCGTCGTGAACTGCCACCGGAAGTGTTCGCGCAAGAGTTTGAGGGAGTCCCGACCGACGATGGCGCCAATCCCTTCGGCCTCGACGCCATCCACAAGTCCGTTCGACCCCTTAGTACAAACCCTGTCGTCGTCTATGGCGTGGACTTGGCGCGTTCACTGGACTTTACCGTCGTCGTCGGCCTCGACGCCTACCGCAACATTGCGTTCCTTGACCGCTGGCAGGCGCCGTGGGCCGCGACCAAGGCCAAAGTAAGGGACATTGTCGGACAAACGCCCATCGTGGCGGACGCGACCGGTGTAGGCGACGCGATTGTGGCGGACCTCCAGACAATGGGGGTCGATGTGACCCCACATGTGTTCACCCAACCGTCCAAGTTGCGCCTGATGCAGCGCCTTGTGGCCGCATTTCAAGGCAACGAACTGGGGATTCCAGAGGGATGGCTGGTCGGAGAGCTGGAAGCCTTTGAGTTCATGTACACCGCGACGGGGGTGCGCTATGAAGCGCCGTCTGGCTTCCACGATGACGGCGTGATGGCGCTCGGTTTGGCGCTGTACGGGTGGGATCGGGTGCAAGGTGTGGTTCCCGATGCGCCACTGGGCTTGCGTCTGGTGCGCGATGACCCTAATCTGGATGTGGATAACTCCGGCGAGCTTGTGGATAACCGCCGGAAGGCGTTGTCAGGCGACTTTGTATCGCAACTTCCCGGAGGCTGGTGATGGAACAGGCGCAACGTGGGATGGAGGCCGTGATTGCCAAGAGCGAGCGCGGCCCGAAGCGCCGCATGGCGACCAAGCGCAAGGGCGAACCCGGGAAAGGCCCCGGCATCGCCATCATGATTGCGATGGGGAAGCCCAAGCCCGGGGCCGGTGGCCCGATGGCCGACAAGGCCGCGTCGATGCGCGAAGAACTGGACGCCTCAAAGGGTGAGGGTATGTCCAAGGCCGAGAAGATCGCCGCGCTGGAAGAAAAGATTGGCTATCTCAAGGCGGAACTCGCGCTGCTCAAGGACGAGTCCGACGAGATGGACGACGAAGACATGAACGAGTCGGAAGACGACTCGGAAGACTCGGAAGACGAAGACGAGTACGAGTAATGCCAAAGTCTCCAGCGTGGCAGCGTAAAGAAGGCCAATCGGCGGAGGGTGGCCTGAACGAAAAAGGCCGCGCTTCGCTTCGCGCTGCGGGGAAGGACATCAAGCCGCCGGTGAAGAAGGCCGAAGCGGCGCGGTCTGAGACGAGTGCCAAGCGCCGCGTTGCGTTTTGCAAGCGGATGAAGGGCATGAAGCAGAAGTTGACGAGCGCCAAGACGGCCAACGACCCGGATTCGCGCATTAACAAAAGCCTAAGAGCATGGGAGTGTAACTGATGCCGGGTGGAACCCTAAAGTCCGCCGTTGTGACGGTGGCCGCGCAGAACGACGCCGCAACCGTGCTGGGATTGCCGTCCAGCGGGAACGTCGCCGTACAGATCACCGGGACGTTGAGCGCCACCATCACGTTTGAGGTGACGGTGGACGGCACGAACTGGGTCGCGTTCAACATGGCGCCGTCCAACAATGGCACCGCCGCGTCCACCGCGACGGCGGTGGGGGCATGGAGTGCTTCGACGGGCGGATACGCTGGCGTTCGGGCGCGATGCAGCGCCTACACCAGCGGCTCGCCGGTCGTCACGGTTCGCTACGCGGCGCTGTGACCGACGCTCCGCTTGTCGCGGTGATTGTGGGAGGATCGCTGCTGGCAGCGGTCCATCGCCTCGCGTCGGCGTGGGAGCAGGTCGCAGACACACGGACACAGCACGCAACACTGCGGCAGGACACGGCGGTCGTCCCCCCTGCGGCGGAGATTCCTGACGATCTGGTGGCGGTGGCGATGCAGGAGAACGAAGCGTGGGCGCAGGAAGAGCTGGTCCGCGTGATCCGCGAGAAGTTTGAGCAATACAAAGACTGGAACAAGGTCAGAGCCGCGATGGGCTTGGGACGGAGAGACTAAGTCATGACGATGCCACCGCTGGACAACGCGCCGTTCGCGGACGCCGTGCTAGAGGACGAACTCGCTCGGGCCTTGGAGGGACTGTCCAACAACCCGCTTTCGCCAAACGAACAAGTCGCTCCCAATCCTCCGGAAGATACGGGCGAACCGCTGTCGGAACGCGAAGCGGCGTTGGTCCGCGCCCTCTACGGCTATGACATCCCACTGGCGGACCCGACGCTCAAGGACGATATGCCTGCATGGGCGTCGTGGTGTCGGAGCCTATGGGATTCACGGCGCGAAGCAGTGCAGATGCACCTGCATCTCGTCGAACGCAACCGCTTGTTCCGCGCCGGACAGCAGTGGATCAGCGCCCAAGGGCTGGGACCGTGGCGCGAACCGTCGCGTCCTCGGGATGCGGCGCGTGTGGTGTACAACATGATGGACAAGGCGCTGGATCAGCGTCTCCAGATCATGATGGACCAGAAGCCGGGGTTTGCCGTCACGCCGACGACGCAAGACCCCGAAGATAAGCGCAAGGCCCAAGCCCAGCAGTTGGCGCTGGAGTACCAGCACGAACAGCAAAATATGATCCGCGTGGCCCGAGAGGCGGGATTCTGGGCGCAGACGGACGGCCTGAGCTTTTGGCACATGCACTGGGACCCGGATCGTGGTCCGTGGGATGAGCGCCTTGGCGAACGGCCCGGACAACGCAAGCCATTGGGCGACATCGGCTGTCAGACGTTGCGTGTGGAGCAGGTGCGCGTGTCGCCTAACGCGACCGCGACGCAGGCGCCGCATTGGGTCGTGATCCGCGAGGTGATCGCCAAGCAGGAGGCCGCGTTCCGCTACGGCCTGACGGGATTGGACGCCAGCGCCTCCAGCTTGCAGACCGGCA